CTCACTCAAGGGCGATATGGCGTTCGTCGGGACCGAGGCTGAGTTTGCGGAGTTGACTAACTGATGACCCTCGCGAGCGGCGATCTGACAACTCTGTCCCGGCTTAAGGACTGGATCGAGAACGCCAGCCTGAATTCGGACATCATCCTCCAGCGGCAGATCACCGCATGTTCCGCCTCTATTCGCGGTAAGCTCAACCGTTCGGGCTTGATGTCTAAGTCATACACGCGGGTCTTTGATGGACAGGGCACGAATCAGATCATGCTCCCCGACTATCCGGTTACGAGTGTAAGCCAACTTCAGCTTGGTCCGGTTATAATCCAACCCGCGCCGTTGCCCACGGTTTCGGGCGACACGATAACTACCGTTGGCACTGGCTACGGCTACCGGCTTCCGCTTTGGCTTGGCGCCTTGCCCGGCGAACCCTCTATGCTCGAATTCGTAGGCGGATGCTTTTGGTACGGGGTGCAGAACGTTAAGATCACGTACACAGCAGGGTACTTAATTTCAGCAGAAGCCCAAACCGTTCCTGCAACGCCATTTCAGGTTACGGTTTATCAGCCCTTGGGCGTTTGGTGCTACGACAATGGTGTGACTTATGCTAATGGCACTGCATTCACCGCTGTTACGTCAAGCCCAACGACTGGGCAATATGTGCCGCCTACTGATGTCGCGCCTGGGGTCTATACGTTTTCCGTGGGTGACGCTAACGCTGATGTTCTAATCTCCTACTCCTTCGTCCCGGCAGATTTGGAAGAAGCGTGTTGCCAGTACGTCGCCGAACGCTGGTCTTATCGCGGCCGCGTGGGTACGATATCTAAATCCCTCGGCGGCCAAGAAACCGTTCGGTTCATGCGAGGTGGAGCGCGGAGCAGTCAGATGTTTCCTGATCTGCCGCCTGAGATCGAAAGCTTGATCATGCCTTATGTCTCGGTAATCTATCCGGCGATTGGGGCGCCGCTGTGATCAGCCTTGAAGTCAAGGTTGTTGACCAGGAGCTTTTGGTCAAGCTCGACGAGCTGCCGGCTAAGCTTCATGCCCTGGTCCGCGAGAAGCTTGAGACTGAAGTTAGTGCTCTGAGGCTTAAGGTTCAGGAGAATCTCACTGGTAAGGTCCTGAATACTAAGACGGGCGCGCTGCTTGGAGCATTGACCTCAGGAGTGGAAGAACTTGGTAACTTACTCGTAGGTTTCGTAGCTATAGAAGCCCAGGATCAAAAGGTCCAAGCTTATGCTATGGCTCACGAATATGGCGGTAAAGGCTATTACGAAATCGTCCCGGTACGTAAAGCGATCCTTCAGTTCGAGTACAAAGGCCAGATCGTCCGTACTCCTTACGTCTATCACCCGCCCGCGCAACAGCGAAGCTACTTGCGCTCAGCACTTCATGAAATGTCATCTGAGATTGAGCAGGGACTGAATTCGGCGGTTCAAGAGGCCATCCACTAATGGCTTCGCGTGAAGATTTGTTGAATGCAATCTTGACTCGTATTCAACTTATGAGCTTCGACCAGCCAATCAACGGCCAGATTACTTGGGTAACGACCAGTCGGCGGCTGAGGCTTTGGTCAGACGTACCGAGTGATTCGCAGCCGGCGGCCTTTCTCGTCGAACATGAAGAGCATGATGAGTGGCGGAACCTGGGTGCTGAGCGCAGGCGCCTCAATCCAAGGATTTGGTGCTATTTCCGAACTGATGATCCTACGATTTGGGGCGGCAGCTTAATCAACGTTATGCTCGAAGCCTTTGAGGCCCAATTCGGGATGTCAGTTCAGCAGAACTTCTCAACAGGCCAGGTCACGCTCGACGGCCAGGCCTACTTCGTCCGTATCGAAGGCCGCGTGTTCAAGGACCCCGGCGATATTGACAATCAGGGCTTACTCATCGTCCCGTTAGTGGTCGAGATGCCGTGATAGGGCAAATCATTTTCAGCCCTGATATCGTTATCCAACCGACGGATGCTTCGGGCAAAAGCCTGGGACTCGGCGCTTGGAAGACCTTTGGCCTTGAAGTTTTAGTAGAACCCGAACTCAGTGTCCCAACCCCGTGCTACGATTTCGATGAAATGCGCCGCCGGAATCAGTCCGCGGCTGACGCGAGGAGAAACTTGAAATGCAGTTAATTTTTGGCATCGGTGCGCTGTGGGGCACACGGACGGACACAACGGGCGTTGGCCCCGATCAGTTCGCAATCCTTCAGGACAACATGGTGGACTTCAGCTTCGAACTGAAGGAACTCTATGGGCAGTATCAGTTCCCGCCCGACATCGCCCGAGGGAAAGGGAAGATCAGCGGCAAAGCCAAAATGGCCCGAGTGTTCGGGGCACTTTACGCTGACTTGTTCTTCGGAGCAACGCTAGCGACAGGGACCGAATATAACACGGCCGAGAACGAGACCAATACCATTCCGGCCTCGCCAACTTATACGGTTACGCCCACGCACTCAGCGACCTTCAAGGAAGACCTAGGCGTTTATTATTACTCGGGCACCAACATCGGCAAACGCTTCAGCTATACGTCGAGCACGGCACCTGCGTCGGCTGGTTCGTACTACGTCGATCCCACGACAGGTATCTACACGTTCAATTCGTCTGATGCTAGTACAACTGTTGCGATTTCATATACCTATACCGACAGTTCCGGCAAAACCATCACGATCAACAACAATTTTATGGGCTACACGCCGACGTTTGAGGCGGTGTTCAATCAGAATCGGACGACACAAGGCTCAGCAGGGAATCTGACGCTTAGACTATTGCTCTGCGTCAGCTCACACCTCAGCTTCCCCTCACGCATCGACGACTACGGCATTCCCGACTTTGATTACATGGCTCTGTCCAATCAAGCGGGTCAGATCGGAACCCTGTCAACCACGGAGTAGGAACCCAACCTATGTTTCCCGGCCAGAAATTTATGCTTGGTGATCGGGAGGTAATTCTGCCTCCCTTGAGCCTCGGCCAGCTTCGCAATGGGCTTGGCGCGAAGATGGATCAGCACGACTCCCGCGTCATGGAGGGCAAGCTTGATAACGAGCTGATGTTCCTCCGCGTGGAGATCATAATCGCGGCCCTACGGCGCAATTACAGCGAGACCGATTTGCCCGATTCTGAGATTTGGGACAAGTTGGACTACGGCAATCTGCTTCCCGCCTGGCGTGCGGTCCTCGGTTTGAGTGGACTCGACGCAGAGGGGGAAGCGGAGGCGGCGCGGGTGGACGGTATGATGTCTGGGGGATCTATTCCGCCCTCGCCGCCGGGTACGGATGGACAGTCAACGACATTGACCAACTGACGATCTTGGATGCTAACGAGTTGTTTCGAGGGTGGAAGGATAATCCGCCGGTTAGTATTCTGGTTAAGGCTTTGCTCGAAGGGCTTGGCGGCAAATCCGAACCGGATAATAGGGCTGCGGTTAGTAAGTTGGAAAACGACGCTCGACTCACTAACATCCTTCCCGTTCTCCACCGGCCCGATCCTGGGCTTCAGGGCCGCGAGAACGTAGTCGATATCACAGAGTTGCGCCGACGCAACGAAGAAGTGGCAAAGCGACTTAGGATCGTAGATAAGCGGCGATGACAGACCAAAATTCACTCAACGTAACGATCCGGGCGCGGAACGAAGCCAAGGCCGAGCTTGAAGCCTTACGCTTCCAGCTTCGTTCCGTTGCGACTGACTTCGAGCGCCTGTCATATATGCGCGGGCCGGATATCGTGGCGCGGCAGCTCAACAATCTTACGTCCAAGTTCGCGCTGCTGAAATCTAACCTAGACGTTATGAACGAAAGCATAGCCAAGGGGCTTGAAGCCCCGGCGCTCAAAGCAGCGCAGGCTATGGAGGTCCTTGGTGAGCAGACTGCGAATTCATTACGGCGCGGATTTACATCAGCAGCGGCATCGTCAAATATCTTCAGTCGGGAAATCCGCCACGTAGTAGCGCTGTTTGATGAATTGGCTTCCGGTCGTCGAGGACAGTTTATTGGGTCTTTGGGCGCGAGCCTACGAGATTCGGGGGCTGGTGCTAGTGCCTTAGCCCTTGGTATGGGCGCAGTCGTTGCCGCGCTTGGTGGTATCAGCGTTCTACGTAAGGTCGAGGACCTAAGCAAATGGGCTGAGCAGACCAAGGCCGCGAGCGAGGCCACGGGGCTTAGCGTCGAACAGTTCTCCAAGCTTCAGGGAGCATTTGCTCTTACTGGAATGAAGGCTAGCAATGCCCAAACCGCTATGCGCAATTTCGCTAAAAGTGTTGAGGAAGCAGGAGCGAATCCTGCTTCCAGAGCAGCTAAAGCTTTTCAATCGTTAGGTATAAGTTTAGATTTTATCCGCGGCCATGTAAATGATGCAATGGGAGCTTTTGAAGGTTTTACAAAAGCGTGGAATGAGAATCAGAATACTGCTGTAAGGGCCGCAGCAGGTCAGGCGATTTTCCGCCAAAGTATTGAAGAGATTACACCATTGCTTTCACGTAATGTGGATGGTATTCATCAGTTAATGAACACGGCCCAGCAACTTGGTATCACGTTGGATGAGAAAACGGCTCAGGCTCTAATCCATACGGGCGATAGCGTAAATGAATTGGGCCA